CAAGCGATTGGCAGATGGAAGTCGTACCCTGACGAGTATTGAACAACGCATGGCAGCGCTTAGGCAACAGAATCGCACGAATGGCCGCGGTGAAACGTTCAAATACCGGAGGTCCGCAAATGCTCGCTAAACGTTTACCAGATGATGCACCGACAGGGTTTGAGTTTTTGAAAGCGGCTAACAGCCAAGTTGGTGCCGCCAACGATGACGCTACGATCGATGTTTTCCCGCTGCCGTCATACGTGGGAACACTGTCACCGCTGAAAACGATGCCGATCATGTACTTCTGCCGCGGTGGAGTATCGGACAGACATTGGATAGCCCAGCGGATGCGTTGCATACCGGAACACTTGAAACACTTTGCTGCCGAGCAGTACGAAAGGCTTTACCAGAATGGTACTGGCCGGGAGCAGGCTAACAGATGGTTGGATGCCGTAGCGCGTAAGTATCGGGGTGGATTATGAGTAAATCCAGCAAGCCACACAAAACCCTGGCTAAACGGTATTACAACGTTGCTCGGGCATTATTGCGTGATTTAGTCGTTGTGTTTGTTGCCGGGAAGAATGACAGCAAGGTACAGGTATGGAACCGCAAACGCGAGAAAGTTGAGTCCATTAGCAGACCTACCGCATTGGCTATTGCTGATACCCCGATGCCATGGAGCGTTCTCTGTGCGGTAACCTGCCGCCGACAGGACGGGCAGCAGTACATGCGCACCGAAGAACTGGCAGCACCTCACCACATCACCCAATCACAGATAGCCAAATCCTGCAACGAGCTGCACATGCAGTTGCTAAAAGCGTGCAACCCAATACACAGGTTAACCGCCGCATGGATAGCAGTACCAACAGGCGAAGAGCTGTCACTGGAGGAAGCGGACCGCATTATCACCGCATTGGGCGCCTATGAATTTTTAGCGCAATGGGAAGCTGACGAGGTGGCCGCATGAACTACGTGATCGGCATTGACCCGGATGCACAAGCCTCTGGCGTAGCCTTAACCGAAGGCTCGCACATAGTCTCAATGCAGAAAATGACACTTCCAGCATTGATTGAATACTGCGTTGAAATGGCAGTCAGCCACAACATCATCGTGAAAATTGAGGACGTGGAAAGTTGGAAGAATGTTCGCCAGCGCCAAGGGCAAAACTTCGCGGCCATGCGCAAAATTTCGCAGAACGTAGGGCAGGTTAAACAGGCTGCTCGCTCAATCGTTGAAATGCTGATTTCCAAAGGCATCACACCAGTGATGGTTAAGCCTCTGCGTGGGCCTATTAAGCAAGCCAAGAAGAACAGTGCCTATTTCAATAAAGTCACCGGATGGACTGGACGAAGCAATGAAGATTGCCGGGATGCCGCACTGATTGCCATTTATGGGGTAGGTAAGTGATGGCTGAGCTCGCGCTGGTAAAACATCATTCAGGCATATTACTGCCTCTTGCCGCCAACGATGCTGAACTGGTGAATGACAAACTTAACGTAGGAGATGTTATTCGCGCAGATTTCAAGAAAGCGCGAAACGGCAAATTCCATCGCAAGTACATGTCTCTGCTTAACCTTGCATTCGATTACTTCGAACCAGTACCAGTGATGTATCGCGGCCAGCAGCTTATGCCGATGAAGAACTTCAATGAGTTTCGCAAGTGGTTAGCAGTGCAGGCTGGATTCTATGACGTAGTTGGCTATCCGGATGGAACTGTGCGGATCCGCGCCAAGTCAATCAGCTTCGCAAACATGGACGACATTGAATTTGATGCGCTCTATAGCGCCAGCATCGATGTGCTGCTGCCAAATGTGTTGTTCGGAAAATTCAAGAATGCCGCCGCTGTCGATAACGCGGTGAATCAATTACTGGGGTATGTGTGATGTTGGCCCGTAGCAAGAAAATCACCGACAGCGCCAAAGGCCAAGATTGCTCTGTGCGTTTGCCTGGCATATGCAATGGCAACAATGAAACGGTGGTGTTTGCGCATATTGGCAAACGCCGAGGAATGGCAATCAAGTGCGCTGACTACTTCGGCGTGTACGCCTGCAGCGCGTGCCATGACGAAATAGACCGCCGTACTCGGCATATGGATCCGCAAGATTTGAAAGCTGATTTGCTGGCGGCATTGGAAGAAACACAAGAGCGGCTATTTGATGCCGAATTGTTGATGATTAAGTGAGGTTGGTATGGCTAAGTTTAGAAAGAAACCTGTAGTTATCGAAGCTACACAGTGGTTCAAGAATGGTGATCATCCAGAAGATAATTGCGTGGAGATTCCATCAAACAAAGATGGCGACTACCAATCAAATTTATCTGAAGGAGCAATTGTTCGTTATTACAGACTTCCTAATCTTGATGGAAACGTACCTTGCAAGCACTGCGGAAAGGTTATGCATGTTCACGGTTGGATAGATACCCTAGAAGGTGGTCATGTTGTTTGTCCAGGTGACTTCGTTATCACTGGCGTTAAAGGTGAACACTATCCATGTAAGCCGGATATCTTCGAACAGACCTATGAGCTAGTGGAGTAATCACCATGGGACAACGCGGAGTAAACAAAGTCATTATCGTTGGCAACTTAGGCCAAGACCCTGAAGTACGTTACATGCCTAACGGTAATGCAGTAGCGAATATCACTGTGGCCACAAGTGAAACTTGGAAGGACCAGCAGGGGCAGCAGCAGGACCGTACTGAATGGCACCGAATTGTTATCTTCGGAAAGCTGGCAGAGATAGCGGGTGAGTATTTGCGAAAAGGTGCGCAAGTGTACATGGAGGGGAGGCTTCAGACTCGTAAGTGGAAAGACCAACAGGGTGTTGACCGCTTCACTACTGAGGTTATCGCTGACACTATGCAGATGTTAGGTTCTCGCCAGTCAAGCAACGGTCAAGCAAATAACGATTATCAAGCCCAGGCGCACCAAGGACAACATCGGGCACCGCAACAACAGCGACCGGCACAGAATCAACCTGCGCAACATCAGCCGCAACCACAGCAGAATTACACGCCAGATTTGGATGATGGTTGGGACTCGGATATTCCATTCTGAGGGGTGAACAATGAAAAAGTGTGGTCAGTGCAATCTAACTAAACCGTATTCTCAATTTCATAAAAGAAGCGCGTCAAAAGATGGACTATCGGCTTGTTGCAAAACCTGCCAAAAGAAATATGACGATGCCCGTCTTCGCGATCCAAAAAGAATGAAAATGCGGATTGATTACCAGAAAACAGAACGCGGTAAAGCTGCTCATAAGCGAGCGGTAAATAAATGGTTGGATAAAAACGATATTAAACGCAAGTCTCACATTATTGTTGGCAATGCCATCAAATATGGGAAGTTGAAAAAAGAGCCATGTGAAGTTTGTGGGTGTTTAGATGTTCATGCTCACCATGATGATTACGCAAAACCTTTAGATATTCGTTGGTTATGCGACATTCATCATAACGAGTGGCACTCAAAATATGGCGAAGCTGCCAATTCTGAAAGATACAACGATAATGCAGCATAACTCATTGATGCGCTGTTAATTTTTGAAATGCGCAGATTGATAGTGGATGTAGATAACAATAGATTGGAGCGCTTCTGATGATTTCTATAGCAAATCTGTTTCTTCTGACTGCACCGAAGGGCATGCCGCTGCAAATTATCAGCGGTCGCGGTGTGTTTACCAAGGATGATGCGCTAAACCTTATCGCTCAGGCCCAGGGTAAGTTTCCAGTTGGGATAAAAGTGCTTGAGGCAAGGATAGGTGGAATCGGACAGGCAGCTTTCACTCTGAGAGAAACATTGACATCTGCGCTACTTCAAGATGATGTAGAAATGCCGGAAGCCAAAGCATTATCAAGAATGGCCGTTGATGAAGTTTGTGGCACCCGTATCTGTCAAAAGTGCAAGGGACGAGGGTACAGTATCAGCAATTGGAACGGCTCGGCAAAGCAAGTGTTGTGTAAGCGGTGCTATGGAGTGGGTCACATACTAAAAACGTCACTTGAGCTTGCTCAGACAATATCTGTGCTGCTACAAAGAGAAGTCACAGAAGACGTATTCACGCAGATGTACTATGACCAGTATATGGACTGTGTGAACCAGCTATGGCAGGAGTCAGGAGAAGCAGAACGCGAGTGCAAACGGTTGATGCGACTATGGCGGGAAGTGGCTTAGTCAATTAAGTGGTAACTTTTAACTAAAAATGAATAGACTGCCATTGACAACTTAAAATCAGTTGTTGACACAAAACCTCTACAGTGATTGAATATTTCTAGGGTGGGAAAGTACCACCAAATCCATTTAAACCGCCTTAATTGAGCGGTTTTTTCGTTTCTGTGCCGTCAATCTGGTAATTAGCCTTTCCCTTGTAAATGCGAGTAGATTGGCGAAAGCATTCAAGACAGGATACTCCAGCGCCGCCACGGCTTAGAATATGGCGGTGAAAGAATTCTTATAGCCTCAGCATTCGCTGGGGCTTTTTCGTTTCAGGAGATAGCAAATGCGCAAGCTTGCAGTTGGTAGCCTGAGTCTATCGGCAGCTGCATTCATCACGCTTGTCGTCTCCGAAGGCTGGATTGATGTTGCTCGGCCCCCAGTTCAGGGCGACAGGCCAACGGCCGGGTTTGGCTCAACGTATCACATCGACGGAACGCCGGTTAAAGCTGGTGACAAGTTAACGCCAGTTCAGGCATTGCAAACCGCGCAAGCCCATATCTCAAAAGACGAACAACAGTTCCGTGATTCGCTTCCCGGTGTCGCAATGACACAAGCGGAATACGACAACTATATCGACTGGGTGTACCAGTATGGCATAGGCAGGTGGATTAACTCACCTATGCGTAAATCGCTGGTATCTGGTGACCACGCCGCCGCATGTGATGCGCTATTGCTGCCGCAATATCAGACTATCGCAGGATATGACTGTTCAACACCTGGTAACAAGCGCTGTTATGGCGTTTATACCCGCAACTTAAAACGCCACCAAACGTGCCTTGATGCACAGGAGAAAACCGATGATTGAATTTTTAAAAGGGAAGGCCACTGCACTGCTTGGTATTGCGCTGTTGGTAGTTATGGCAATGTTCATGATGGTAAAAGTTGACCTTTCTACGACTACCACAGCACTGACGGACGCCAACGCTGCCAAACAGGTTCTGCAGACTGACTCTGACCGGTTGGCAAGCGAAGTCACTGAATTATCCAAGCAGGTCGCCTATGCCAATGCAGAACGTGACCGGCTGGCAACCGCATTGAAATCGACGGAGCAAAGCAAGCAGCAATTGTCTGAACAGTATGCGGTACTTGATAAACGGATGACTGTGATGCTTCAGGAGGCTACCGATGAACATACGCAAAACTGGCGCAATGATTACGTGCCTGATGACGCTGTGCGGCTGCTCGTCAATGCCGCCAGTTGTGCGGAACATCCCGACTCCGCACGTTGTTTACGTACTGACGCCGGAAGCATTGATAACGCGGTGCCACGTAACCATTCCGGATCATCAAGTAATCCAGTGCCTACAGCAAAGCTCAGGCCGATGTCTTTCAAACCCGGCAATGTTGTCGCTGATAACTGGTCTGTACGCAGATCTTGGCAGATGTAACCTGGACTGGCAGGCATTAGAGAAGTGGCAGGCTGATAAGAAAGCTGAACTGGAGAAAACGAAATGAGCGATATCACCTTTTACACACTGCTAACGATCTTGGTAGTAGTCGCATTCTTCATCGCGTCAGTACGCATTCAAAGAGCAATAGACCGCATTGATTCAAAGGTTTAGGAAAATACAACTGCGAATTTAACTGCCAAATGCGACCTTGAGCAGTTGGGTGTAATTGTTGGACAGCTCGATTTATCTGTAATGTCGCAGCAATCCACCATTGATTACCTGACATCGCAGAATGAAGCGCTGGTTAAAGCTGGTGTGTTCCAGCCAAAACGCTACAAATAACAAAACTGGCCACCACCGGAGGCCGCAACTATGAGAATAGTCGAGAGAATTATGGATAAATCAACGCCTTTTTGGACGTATGTGGCATCGCTATCAACAGCAATCGGCGGTTGGTTATCAGTAAATAATGTAGCGGTGATAATCGGCATCGCTGTTACGCTGATTCTCGGAGTTGTTCAGTTCCGCCGCTGGCTTACTGCGATCAAGTTGGACAAAGAGCGGCTACGGATGGATCAGGAGTTTCATGCTGCGCGGATGAAGCAGCTAAACACTGGAAGTTAACCGCCGGGGCAACGCTGGGAAGCGTGGCTGCAGGATGCACCCGGCGACATTTTATTATTTCAGCTCACTACCACAGAGCATTTGATGTACCTGTTCGGCAGGCCATAGCAGGCGACCATTAGGTAGTTTTACTGGTTTGATACCGTGAAATGAACCAGTTTTACAAAGCCGCGTTCTGATTGCACCAACCTTGCCATGTATCAATTCTGCAAATTGTTCAGTTGAGTAACTGCGTGGAGCGAAAGTATTAACATTCATTGCTTTAGACCTCATCTTGTTATTGATGGTCCAAGCGTAACGCGGTAAAAAACGAAAAGCACAAAAGCTCAGGTAGAACAAATGGTGTTTGTACTACCTGAGTTGTTTCAACTAATTGATTTAAATGTAAAATAAAAATTTAATTTTTTTGGATTTTTTATGAATCGACCAACGCCACCACAATCACTGCTGGATGCAGAGGCGATTCTGTTTCCTGTTGTGGCGCCAGCGCCAGAGCTGAAAGCATGGGTGTACGAAACATTTCTTGCCGACACTGGCGAGCTACACAATCCACAGCACAGCTACCTGATTGATGGTGATATCGAGTTCATGTGGGCGTCAACGGCGTTTGAAAAGAAAGGCCGTGTGGTTTTAGGCCAATGCGAACAGGTGATGTTACGCGCTGGCGGATGGCAAAAAGTCAGACTAGAGCAGCAATATCGCTACTGGTTCGGTCGCGTTCCGAAATTCCTTATCACTATAGCAGCAGATTACAGCGCCGAGTGCTCAGACACTGACTTTGCACGTTTGGTCGAGCATGAGCTGTATCACATCGCTCAGGCCGTTGATATCGATGGTGAGCCGAAATTCAATGATGAAGGCATACCAGTGCTGACGATGCGTGACCACGATGTAAACGAGTTCACTGCCATTGTGAGCCGATATGGTGCCAGCGCAGATGTTGCTGAAATGGTGGCGGCTGCAAATCAGAAGCCATCAGTGGCTAAATCAAATATCGCGCGAGCGTGTGGAACCTGCATCCGCGCCGTAGCGTAGGAAAGGCAGGACGATGAAAAGAGCGCTACCGCCAGAAGTTAAGGTTTTTATCGTTCAGTGTGTCGCCTGTTATGACACGCCACTCATGGTTGTTAAAAAAGTAAAAGAAGAATTCGGCCTTGACATGATACGTCAGCATGTTGAGCAGTACGACCCAACTAAAAAGATGGGCAAAAACCTATCTAAGCGGCTGTGCGACTTGTTCTACGCGACCCGCAAGCGCTTTAACGACGATATCACCGACATTGCCATTGCCAACAAAGCATATCGGCTCAGGGTTCTGGACAGAATGGCCGCTGATACCGAGGGCCGCAAAAATTACAAAATGACAGCGGCGTTTTTGGAACAGGCAGCGAAAGAAGTTGGTGACGTCTATCTGCGAGAAAAGCCGCAGGCTGGTGGCAATGACGTTGCTGAGGCTCTATCGGCGTTGATTGACAAACTGCCGGGGTAGATATGGCGGCATTAACGACTGGAAATCTGCTGCTCGATAGACAGTTGGCAAGATGGTACAAGCTGAAAGACCATCCAGTGCAACTGGCACTGATTCAAGCGGTTCACGATGGAATCAGGTTCCCACTGGTGCCAGCTGGGCGCCGTAGCGGTAAAACCGAGCGCTTTAAACGGTTTCTTGTGAAGCAGGCCAACGCTGTAGTGGGCCAGTATTTCGCGGCAGCGCCAACGCATGATCAAGCGAAAAAGATTTATTGGAATGACTTGAAATCTTTCACACTTTCAAGCATTCATCCTAAGCGGCCATCTGAGTCTGACAGGATTATCTACCTGCCAAACGGCAGCGAAATCCACGTTTTCGGGCTTGATAAGCCGCAGCGTATTGAGGGTATCCCATGGAAGGGGGGCGGCATTGATGAATTTGCCGACATCAAAGCTGATGCGTGGGAAGCGAACATTCTACCAGCGCTGAACACGGTAAACCCGTTAGACCCTGATTATCGCGCATGGTGCTGGCTTCTCGGTGTTCCAGACGGCTTAAATCATTATTACGATTTGTGCCATAAGGCCGAAGCTGGTGAGGACAGTAATTTCAAAGTCTTTCACTGGACGTCAGCCGAGATTTTGCCACCTGACGTAATCAAAGCTATGAAAATGGCGATGTCTGCTAAGCAATTCAGGCAGGAATTTGAAGCCAGCTTTGAAACTGCCAGCGGCAGGATTTACGAAGACTACAGCAAGGCTAATCACACGACTGAGCGTATTCAGCCGCATGAGCAATTGCTGTGGATGCACGACCAGAACTTTACGCCGCTGTCGTCTGCGATAGGAGTTAGGCGTAACGATGGCAAAGACCTATACCTGCTTGATGAAATCGTGCTGATAAGCGCTGTTTCCGCTCAGTCAGCAATGGAATTTGTTGAGAAATTCAAGAGCCACCAAAACAAAACTGTGCTGCTTTACGGCGACCCGGCAGGCCGCGCAGGTGAAAAGCATGGTCACGCATCTGATTACACCGACATTAAGCGCATCTTGACCGCTGCTGGATGGAAAGTTGTTGACCGGGTGCAGAAAAGTCATCCGGCTATCAAAGACCGCCAAAACGCCGTTAGGGCCAAGATTAAAACCGCTGCCGGAACAACAAGCCTCTATGTTAATCCGGTCACCGCCCCATGGTGTGACAAGGGGCTGGCAACTGTTCAGCTTAAAAAAGGCTCTACGTTTCAGGAAGAGCAGAAAGATAACGATTACCAACACATCACGACAGCGATCGGCTACTGCGTTGCTGTCGAATGGCCTATTGACAGAAAAGCTGTCGGCACTATGCAAATACGGGGTTTATGATGCCAGTTAACACGCTCCATCCGCGATATAGTGAAATGCAGGCTGATTGGGAAATCATGCTGGAAGCAATTGGCGGTGAGCATATTGTTAAGGCTAACGAGTTGCGTTTGCCGAAAACCGAAGGCATGAAAGAAGCCGAAAAGCTTAGCCAAGACAACTCATACATCTACAAAAGCTACGTTCAGCGCGCTGAATACCCGCACTGGGTGAAAGATGGGCTTAGAACGATGATGGGGCTCGTCACTCGGCTAGTGCCAGAAATTGAACTGCCAGCGAGTTTAGAGCATATGCTAAACAATGCTACTGCTGATGGATTTGGCCTAACACAGCTATTCCAGCGCACTGTTGCAGCAGGGTTAGTATATGGCCGCAGTGAGCTGCTGGCTGATGTTGATGCCAAAGGGTTACCATTTATTGCCGTATACGGTGCACTTGATGCCATTAACTGGAAAGAGTCAGCCGTTGATGGCCGTAAAGATTTGACGCTTACGGTACTGCATGAGCTAAAGAGCAAAGACAATGACGAGTTTAGTCACGATTCCGAAATTGTTTATCGCATTCTCGATTTAGAAGAAGGGCTGTACCGGGTACGGGTAGTAAACTCCGCTGGTGCCGATATTGAAGAGCCGAAGATGCCTGGTAGCTATAATGCAGACGGTTCTCTTGCAAAAGGCCTCGAGTACATCCCGATTGTGTTTGCTGGCTCCACAGATAACGCGCCAGATCCTGACGAAATCCCGCTGTTGTCTATGGCAAAGGCCGCTCTGAAATACTACGAACTGTCAGCAGATTACTATCAGTCATTACACCGAACAGCTCACCCGCAGCCGTGGGTATCTGGATTAAGTGAAGACCAGAACCTGCGCGTTACTGGGCCATCTGCCGCGTGGGCGCTTCCGGCTGATGCCGAGTGCGGCTATCTGGAAATCACCGGCGCTGGTATCGATAAAATCAAGGCGGCAATGGATGCGCAGAAAACATCCGCGCTTGAGTCTGGCGCCCGTGTAATTGATGTTCAAGGCGTGGAGTCTGGCGATGCTCGCCGCGCCCGTCAGGATGACCAACAAGCCACGCTGCACACAGTTGTAATGAACGCAGCCGAGGCAGTAGAACAAGCGCTGAGATTCGCGGCAAACTTCATCGGCATTGATGAAAAAGAGGTTAAATTCACGGTAAAACCAGATTTTTCCGTTGCCAACGTAGATCCGCAGATGGCATCCCAGATATTGCAAGCGGTGATGGCTGGCAAGGTCAGCAACGAATCCTACTGGACGTACATCTCAACTGGGAAACTGCCGGAACGCGGTTGGAATGATGAAGTCCTGATGATTGAAAACCCAAGCGGTGTTTAATGTCAGCCAATAGTGATGTTATCGCCGCACAGAATGCGATTGCAGCGGCCATATCTCAACACGTCAGTTATCAGTACCGGGCATCTACAGCCGTTGTTAATAGCCTAAGCGATGAAATTGATGAACTGGCGGAAAAGCTAGCAAAGGACTTGCTGCACCGGCTGGATAATATCAGCCAGACAGAAATGCAGAATTTCCTTGTTGGTCGTTACAACACTACGCGGCTGCAAGGTCTACGAGACCAGATTGATGACTATGCGACCTGGTTAGCTACTGCGCTGTCATCCAACTGGACCGATACAGCGATTGTGCTTGCAGGGTACGAAGCTACCTATATTGCTGAACTGCTGGGTAAAGTCATTAGCGACTTACCATCAATAAAATTCACAGATAAAAATGTGTATCGCGCCGCGATGGACACGCCGTTTTCTGGCGGCGCTCCATATGGCGGCAGGTTAGTCGATACGTTGCTACAGGATTTTTCAGAGCCAAAACGACAGGCGATTTACGCAGCAATCCGCGCCGGTGTGGTTGCTGGTGACACTAACAGCGATATCGTCAAAACCATTCGCGGCACCAAGGCGCTGAATTATCAAGACGGTCTGGTTTATCAGACCAAGATGGACGCCGAAAGACTGGTGAGAACGGCACGCAGCCATATCAGTAACCAGTCGTATAGCTACATCTATGACGAACTTGATGTTGAGTATCTAGTATTTACCGCCACGCTTGACGGCAGAACATCGAAGTTGTGCGCGTCACTAGATGGAAAACGTTATGAACGAGATCAACCGCATCCAACGCCGCCACTGCACCCGCACTGCCGTAGCCAGTTGATACCTTCTTTAGATGGCAATTTGATGGGCAATCGCCCATACGTTCGCGCTCTTAAAGTCAAAGGTCGTGATGGTGAACGCAAGTTCCGTAGCGTTGGCAACATGACTAAGAACCAGCGAGAAAAAGCTGGGCTTGAAGTTGGTCAGGTATCAGGAACAACAGATTATTCTAAGTGGTTTAGCGACCAAGACACCACATTTCAGCGTGAGTGGCTCGGGCCAACGCGATATAAGCTCTATAGCGAAGGCAATTACAGCATAAGTCGCTTTGTAGATCCGCGCACTGGGCACCAATACACGATTGATGAGTTACGCATGCGGGACGCTGATACGTTCCGGCAGATATTTGGAGAGTGATATGAACAATCCTATGGATGCAGACTGCAGAGATATTCCTCACAGGATGCCAATTGAAAACAGTATGCAGAAAGACATTGACCCGACATTTATAGTAAAAAATAACGATGCTGGTTACGTAGAAGGCATTGGTATTGATACTGCCCAACTAAAACAAGAAGCCGACGAGCGTAAAGAAATCGCCAGTGAATTGATGGTTTCTGAACTGCCAGACACCTACGCCATTGAAAGCGCTATCAGCAATACAGCAGAAGCGGCAAAAGGTGCAGAAGGTTTAACTCTAACTATCCTGAACCAGCATCTTAAATATCTGTGCGAAATGCAGCGAGATTTCATCAGGGCTGAATTTACCTGTAAAAAGTAACTAACAAAATTTCAAACCAACCCGCTTCGGCGGGTTTTTTATTGCCCGCTAGGCGGGCGCAAACCAATCCCAAGGGGATACAGCTATGCCATTAGAAATTGACTTGGCCGAACTTGGCCTCGAACTTGACGAAACAAAAGGTACTGCTCTCAAGGAGAAGCTTACCGGCTTGTTTCAGTCAGCCTTGGATAAGGAAGTCACTGGCCTAAAAACCAAGAACGGCGAACTTATCCAAAACAGTAAGGCCACTAAGCAGGAACTTGATGCGCTCAAGGCCCAGTTTGAAGGGCTCGATATTGAGTCAGTCAAAGGACTGCTGGCCAGAGCATCGCAGGATGAAGAAACCAAGCTTATTGCCGAGGGCAAGCTTGATCAAGTCATTCAGCGCCGCACTGAGCGCTTACGTGCCGAGCTGGAAAAGAAATTCAATGCCGAAGTCGAAGGACGCACCAAGGCAGAGAAGAAAGCCAAGTCGCTAGAAGGTCGGGCAATTTCTGATGCAATCAAAAGCGGTGCCATTGAAGCAGGTGCGGAGAAATCTGCTCTTGATGACTTCGTGTATCGCGGAAACGGTTTCTGGCAATTGGACGATGAAGGCAATCTTGTCGCAATGAAAGATGGCGAAATCGTCTACGGCAAAGACGCCAAAACCCCGTTGACTCCCAAGGAGTGGGCGGAATCTCTGCGCGAAAGCGCTCCGCACTTGTTCCCTCACCAACAGGGGGCCGGTGCTGCTGGTGGCGGTAATGGTAAGGCCGTGAAGCCACGTTCTCAAATGACCCCTGAAGAAAAACGCGCTTTTATTCAAAAGCACGGTCAGGAAGCTTTTCTCAAATTACCAAAGGAATAGGAGAGTCTGAATGGCTACTACCGTAAATAGCGACTTGATCATTTATAACGATCTAGCGCAAACCGCATATCTGGAGCGTCTGCAAGATGTTCTGGACGTTTTCAACGCCGCCTCTAACGGCGCAATCGTGCTGCGTAACGAACTGATTGAAGGTGATCTGCGTAAGCGTTCATTCTACAAAATCGGTGGTTCGCTTGGGCACCGTGACGTGAACTCTACCGCTACCGTTTCCGGGTCAAAGATCGGTGCTGGTGAGATGATCGGCATTAAATCGCCTTGGAAATATGGCCCTTATGAGACTACCGAAGAAGCCTTTAAGCGCCGGGCACGTTCACCAGAAGAGTTTTCCATGCTGGTAGGTCAGGATATGGCTGATGCGGCAATGGATTACTACATTCAGGCAGCATTCGCCGCACTGAATGGCGCCATCGGC